AATGTCTCCCTCTATTTCGGTAATGTCTTCCTTAATAGCGTCTAGCTCTAAGGTAATACCATTGCCCAAGGCATCTACAGTATCCGTTACATACTTCTTATTAACGCCGTCAGTATCACTAACTGGTGTAGCTACGTTAACTATGACCGTATTAGAAACATTTAGCGTACCCGTAACGTCTACGTCAGGCACAGTTAGCTTACCTGTCATAGTGTCGCCGTCTACGTTAACGAATAGGTCATCAGAAATCCCTGAACTATCAAAGATCGCATCAGCAATCGTAGCGTCTACATATTCCTTATTAGTAGCGTCCTTGCCGTCTACTGGGTCAGCTAAGTCCGTGACAGAACCGCCACTCATGTCCACCGTACCAGCGACTTCAACGTCCCCTAGCTTAGTGTTTGAGGTAGCCTCTAGCGTAGTGAATACACCCGTGGATGGCACCTCCGCACCAATAGTAGTGCCGTCTATAGTACCGCTGTTAATGTCCACTGGGTCCAGTACGACAGGCTGATCTGTGTTTATTATAAGGTCACCGTCTATGGTAATGTCATTAGCTACGTTCAGTGATCCACCTACCGTAACATCGCCACCCGCATCTACGTTATTAGACAGGTATAAATCTTTAAACCGATAGAGGGGCGTACCTAAGTCTACCGTAGCATCAAACTCCGGGTAAATCTTATTCTCATCTTCTACCTGCACCAACTCACGCCAAATAGCGTCACCCTGTCTGCCAGTAATACAGAAAAAGATGCGGCCCGTACTAGAGTTACCCCAGAGTGAGCCAGTAGAGAAGCCTATGCCATCGTCAGCCTCGTCCCCGTTATTATCAAAGGATACAGTCTCATCATCGTCCTTAGTGGGATTTCTGTCGGACACAAAGTTATTAGCACCACCGCCGCCACCGCCTTGGGGAGGTAACTGACCGATAACGGAAGTCTGTAAGTTAATCTTTGGCCCCTGGCCCGTAGTGCCATCGTGCGTGTGTCCCGTGTCCCCACGAAACGCCGCAGACAACTGATTGAACTCCGCATTTAACGGTGGGGCAACTACCTCTAGGCCATTAATGATTGCTGCTACGGATTGGCGTGTATAACCTGCCATGTCTTACCTTCTCCCCTCAACGGAATGCTCAAATACTAGTGCCTGTATTGTGTATGGTTCAAACTTGCCTACGGTCACGTAGGTGGCCCTAACGGAGAACCCGCTGCCCTGAACATTGGTATGTATTACCGGCTTGTTATTACCGCCGTAAATAATATTAGGTGCGCCATAATCCACGCCACCCCCTCCGTAAACGGTAGGTCCACCAAGGGATGCCACAGTGTATGTGCTAGGAGAGGACGTGTTATCGTTTCCCCAATCGTAGTCTACACCGAGGTTCATCTCAAACGGACCCTCCGCACGTATGAACGTATTAATCTTAAATACTGTCTTTCTGCGCTCAGTCTCTCCCATGTCTAAGTAGGGAGTACGGTAAATAGCTATAATGTCTTCACCGTTAAAGTCTGTGCCACTCTCTTGCCTGTACACGCAGCCATCGTAGTCACCGTGCAGTACATATTCTTCCGCACCAATATACTCAGAGGTACAACAGGTAGCCCTAATGCCTATCAGGCGTCCAAACTCCCACGCCATTCCATTCGGGCCGTCAGCCATAGCACCAATCAAACCTTGGCTATTATTAACAGCCGTACCCCCTACGCCGTCATCCACAAAGTAGCGTACTTGGCTTTTGGCCCGTACCACTACCCCATTAAACGTAGGTAGATTACTGCCCGTCACGGCGTCTACGAGAAGGCTCTTAATAGCCGCAGATATTGTCTCTAGCTCAACGTCTCCGATGCGGGACGTACCCGCCACGGGTCTAAGTCCGTCAGGGGCGAGGAACATCAAGTCACCGCCCACTTCGACTACGCTGTCAGGGCTAATGCAGCCCACGTTTGCCGTTACCTGCTCCTGTACAAAACCTACTTCTAGGTCCGTCACAATTTTCTTAATTGAGTTAGTACCAAAGACAAATAGGTTGTCCCGAAAGGGCTTAATCTGTACCACCCTAAAGCCAGCAATTAGCTGACCCGCACCATTTGCATTAGTAAAATCTAAGACGTTACGGGGGGCAGAGTGTGCCACTACCGACTGAAATACATCGTCACCAGATAAGAATAGGTGGTTCTCAAACACATCCACAACGCTAGGATGATTAATAAGTTGATCTCCGCCCGGTAGGGCCTCTGTGCCGTCTCCACTGGGATCAATATCAAACCAAACTTTACCATCAAACATACAGGCGGTATTAACGCCGTCTACAAATACTATGTGGCTACCAAACCCAAAGTCATACTGCACAAACCGTACCTTTTCTACGGTACGCAGACCCCTACTAAACTCTCTCTCCGTGTGACCCATCTTTCTCCAGCCGATATACGGAGTGTGATACCAGAAAGAGTAAGTATTTTTGTCTTTGTCCTTACGTGCGGCTATTAAGTAAGGATTTCCTAAATGTTCATTACGATAGAAGGCAACGCATAGAACTTTCCCTTCCGCACTACCCGCACCCACTTCTGGGTACATGGCGTCCCACTTCTCATACCCTTCAATACGGCGGTAGCCACCGAAGAGGCTAGGCTCATAGTTAATTAGTTGGGTAGCCGCTCCGGGCATATTGTCTGACAGATCCAAGTGATTGTCACTAGAATATAACCCGCCAGAGCATTTAACCCTTAAATCTTCTACTCTATCTGGCACTAGAAATTAACCCGTGTATCACGAAGGTAGTCGGGGCTATTCATTAGAAGGATCTGCATGTCCTTCAGACCCGCCTTAAACGTCTCTAAGGTAGCCGCTGACGCCTCCGCATTATCTCTAAACATATACATATGGTATAGGGCGCCATTTATTATAACGTCATTAAATGCGGGGGGTATAAAACACGCATCATCCCACCCATGCATAGTAGCGGGACTAAGGTAGTATCTAAAACGTAACGTATAGTTGTTATTCGGAGACGGGCTTACCCCAAAACCCGATCCGTGGCTGGCAAAAACAAAGTCGGGTATTCCACGTCCGTCTTCACCCGCATCGTAATCCCGGTCCCTGTGCTTGGAATACCACTCGTCACGCTCTATTAGCCTAAGTGTCTTGTGACCCACATTTAGGTCTGCGTCCTTTACTATCTGAAAGGTATTGTAGTCTACAGTCTTAAAGTGAACAGGCCAAGCGTATTCCACTTGGCCCTTCACTAATATTTCTGTATGTTCTGCCGCATTAAAGGGCCATTCAAACTCCGCTTGGTTAATCTTCTGAATAGACGCCACCACGGCGTCCTTAATCAGAGACTGTATGCCCCTAGTAACTAGAAACTCTTCTATTGGTATCTCTACCTCATTGAGCCTACGGCAGACCATATTACATAACTCTATGTAATTTTGTTTGCCCCGATTAGGTACGGGAAGCAGGGAACCTCTACTACTGGTGCGAAGCATGAATAATCCTTACAAAGCAGTATGGGGGCAACCGTAGTCGCCCCCAAGATGTAGCTAGGCTACGTTGTATTTAGCAGTCAGCAAGGACTCTGAACGCAAGATTTTGCGTCCATAGAGTTGCATCCCACGTACCACATCGCTGAAGCGATCAGGTGAGCGGAACTTCTCTGTCTTTGCGATCTGCTCGGCAGTAGCTACTGCGCTATCGTGACCCGCAACCAAGATACCCAAATCATCGGCAGAACCGGTTGAAATGACATCTGGGCCACCGCCAAGATATGGCAGATTGTTGGACTGATAGACACGGAAGCCACGAATGGTGTTTGGTAAACGACCATTGCGAACTTCTGATTCTCCACCCCAATCGTGGTTTACGAGCTTGGCGTCCTCATCCATCAAAAGCTCAACGAATACAGGATCGCATACCACCCAACGATTTTCCGTTTCAACATTAGCTGCATCCAGCTTCCGCTTCATACGGTTCAAAAGTTGTAGAGGTGAGACACCATTGTCTGTATTTGGTGCTAGGGCGATTGAATCACCTACCACACCCGCTGCGTCGAAAGTTGAAGCGTCCAGCTTATTAGCTGCAAGCAATTCATCTTCGTCTGCGTTTTCGTCTTGCTTGATGCCTGATGGCGCACTACGTGCAACCCACGCAGTACCGTTCCACTCATAGCCACACATGTAACCTAAGACTTCCGCATCAAATGAATCACGCAGTTTGTATCCTGCACGATCTGTTGCGAGGTCCATGAAGTTAACGTGACCGTGAGCTTCCTCAATGTCATCCAACTGGAAGCTAAAGTAGTTAGCTTGGTCTATGATTAAAGAGAAGTCAGCGTCCATTAAGTCTTGCTGAACGATGTCAGTACCACGTTGCAGATTATTGATTACAATATCTGGCTCCTTGATGATACGAACTGAGTCACCATATGCGGCTAACTCGCCTGCATAA